TATGAATGGACTCCTAACTTTAATTCACAAGGTGCCAAGATCAGTGAAACACGGCATTGGCGTGGTCCTGGGCACTTCCGTATTTGCAGTGCTAATAGCTATCACCGTGTTGAGCTTGAAGCAGGAACAGACTGCTGGACAATGTTCATGCCCGGACCGCAGTGTAGAGAATGGGGGTTCCTTGTCAACAACAAATGGATCCACAACAACAAATATTTAGAAAATAGAAAAATAAATGGATAATAAATTAAAAGAAGTAATGGATATCTTGCAAGAAGAATGTGCAGAAGTTATCCAAGCAGTTAGTAAGATTAGTCGATTTGGTATTGACAACTTTAAACCAGGTAAACCAAAAACTAATCGCGAGCATTTAGAAGAAGAACTAGGCGATATGCTGGCAATGATTGACATCATGTTAGAAAAGGATGTAATATCATTAGATCATTTAGAAATTGCTAAAAGAGCAAAAATTGAAAAGTTAAAAAAATGGTCTACAATTTATGAGTCAGGAACAATAGAATGAATATTTGTGTTATCGGGGCAGGTACTAAGGAACACTTCGGAAATGATTTTGTTAATCGAGCAAGATCCGAAGGTCATTCAGTTTACACATTAAGCCACATGGATCATAACGATAATCACGAAAATCACAAGTGGGTTGATTTTTCATCAAGTGATAGGGTCGTGGATGTATATAAAGAACTAATCAAAGATATCGACAATATAGATATTCTGTTGTACAATTCAGTAGGGGGTGGTGGACCAATGCAGCCTGCTAATTTTACAGAGACTGCAAACAACTTTAATGACAATGATTTCTTCGGCGGCCTACGAATTAATGTTATTATACCTTATAAGTTATCAATAGCCAGTCTTAAAAAAATGAAGGAAGGAAGTAAGATTATTTTTATGACCACCGGTATGTCAAAAAGTATAGATAACTTAGCACTTCCTATTATGGCAACCTATGCAGGATCTAAAGCATACCAAAATTTTATAATGAAAGCACTAGCAGAACATAACGGCAAAGGTGTTATTGTTAGTTCTTTGGCTCCATTTTTTCCCTATTGGGAGCCAGAAAACTATAAAATTGTGTTTAATAAAGCGTATAATCGTGTAATAGATATTAACAAAACCCATAATGGAAAAATCATAGATATAGGAATCGGAACGTAATGTCAAAAATTAAAGTATCAGAATTATTTTACAGTATTCAAGGTGAAGGACGCTTTATGGGCGTCCCTTCTGTTTTCTTGCGTACATACGGATGTAACTTTACCTGTCAAGGGTTCGGTATGCCTCGCGGTGAACTAAGCACAGAAGCAGACAAGGTTGCCGCTAAAGCAATTCAATTTACAGAATACAAATCATTGCCATTAGTTAGTACAGGTTGTGATAGTTACGCTAGCTGGCATCCTGCATTTAAGGATCTTAGCCCAATGATTGATGTTGAAGGTCTTGCTAAAGACATTGTTGCTACATTACCTTTTGGTGCTTGGCGTGATGAGCACCTAGTTATTACAGGCGGCGAGCCATTACTAGGTTGGCAAAAGGCTTATCCAGATTTGTTAGAACAAGAGTGTATGCGCGGGTGCAAAGATATTACATTTGAAACTAACGGCACAATGCGGGTAACAGAAAAGTTTAAAGAATACCTATCTATGCGTAGTGGACACACAGAATTTACATTTAGTGTAAGTGCTAAACTTCCGGCAAGCGGTGAGCCTTGGAAGGATGCTATCAAACCCAAAGTTGTTTGCGACTATGAAAATTATGGTACAGCATATTTGAAGTTTGTTGTAGCAACAGAAGATGATATCCAAGATGCACTAAAAGCTACCGAAGAATTTCGAGCTGAAGGATTTAAAGGACATGTGTACTTGATGCCAGTGGGCGGTATTGAGAGTGTATACGCATTAAATAATAAAGCAGTAGCAATAGCCGCTATGAAGCACGGTCTTAGATACAGCGATCGATTGCAAGTGCCACTATTTAAAAATGAATGGGGAACCTAATGGGTATATTAGATCAAGCAGTCATAAACATACCTAAAGAGAAAAAAATGAAAAAACTTATTAAAAAATTATTTGGTATTAAAGAGCCGATAGTCCGCACAGAAGAAGATAGAAAACGTGCTGAAGAAATTGGACAGTTGGCTGTAGAAGAATCCAAACGTATTGCTGAAGAAAAACGTATTGCAAAACTTACACCAAAAGAACTAGCAACTGAAAAGAAAGAACCTTGGGTAGCTGTTTTAGATACCCATGTTAACAAGGACAATATACGTAACGGATTCTTTGAACTTGACTGGAATGAGTACTTTGTGTTACAATTAAGAGCGTCCGGTTACAATGGTGAAACGGATGAGGCAATTGTAGATCAATGGTTCTCCGAACTATGTCGCAACGTCGGAGCAGCCGACAATATTGATATGGAACGTAGAGGCAGTGGATTTATTAACGTAAACAATTTGGGCAACGGCAGAACTGAGGTTTTTTAATGTCAAAGACATATATTTTAGTAGATACGGCAAATACTTTCTTCCGTGCTCGTCACGCTATTCGTGGTACATTAGAAGATAAGATTGGTATGAGCCTGGCTACTGTATTAGGTAGTGTTCGCAAAGCGTGGCGTGACTTCAAAGGTGACCATGTTATCTTCTTCTTAGAAGGTCGCAGTTGGAGAAAGGATGTTTATGCTCCTTATAAGCGTCAACGTACAGAAGCTCGTGCGGCACAAAGCCCACGTGAAGCAGAAGAAGATCGTGTATTCTGGGAAACGTTTGATGAGTTCAAAGACTTTATTACAGAGAAAACAAATACAACTGTTCTACAACATCCTCGCCTTGAAGCAGATGATCTAATTGCAGGATGGATTCAAAGTCATCCAGAAGATACACATGTTATTGTAAGCACGGATGGAGATTTTGCACAATTAATTGCACCTAATGTCAAGCAGTATAACGGAGTTATGGCAATCACAACTACACACGAGGGATACTTTGATGAAAAGGGCAAGCATGTTGTTGATAAAAAAACTAAACAAGTCAAGCCTGCGCCGGACCCAGAATGGCTACTCTTCGAGAAGTGTATGCGTGGCGACACTTCCGACAATATCTTCTCTGCATATCCGGGAGTGCGTGAGAAGGGTACAAAGAATAAAGTCGGTCTCCGTGACGCATTTGCCGATAGAAATTCAAAAGGATATTCTTGGAACAACATGATGCTCCAGAAGTGGTCCGATCACGAAGGTGCCGAACATCGCGTGTTAGACGATTATACTCGTAATAAACTATTGTGCGACCTTACTGCACAACCAGATGACATTAAAGCGTTAATACAAGAAACAATTAATACTGCAACAACTGCAAACAAGAATATTCCACAAGTAGGAGTCCGATTACTCAAACTCTGCGCCGAATACGATCTTGTGAAGATCAGCGAACAGGTAACAAGTTATGCTGAGCCACTTAATGCAAGGTACACACAATGAACTCAACAACTAAAGTCGTAATCCCCAATAAAGAATGGTTAGTTAGAGACGAAAAAACAAAGATCGGTAGCATTGCTAAAGCTAAAAAAGGCTATGTATTCTTTAAGAATGGTAAACAAATTAACTTTAAAGACCTAGCAGAACTTAATAGTCAATTTGGCATTGCTATTTTTGAAGAAAGCATTAAAAAAGTCAAAAAGGATAACTTAGATGGTTATTACATTTATGATTTTCCTTGCAGTAGCAAACCCTACGAATCAGTATATAGTGTAAAAAAGCGCCTGCCATTATATGCTAAGAGTGCAAAAAGTAAAAGCCAATATTGTGCAGGGCATTATATTATTAAGTTTAAGAAGGGATGGGTCAAAAGCTTCTGTCCCAAACTCATCACTCTTGAACGCTATCCTTTCCACGGACCGTTTAAGACAGAATATGAAATGAAACTAGCATTATCTGCTGTAAATAAAGAATGAAACCTTTAAACACATTACCTATTGAAGACTTTTTAGATAAAACCAGAGTTGCAATCAAGTCAAATCAAAAAAATCTAACACTTTCTATTAAAGAAGCAACAGATCTTCAAAATAGTTTAGCTATTGTAATGACTAGATTAAGCGGAGAGATGGATCAATCTGGATCTGCAGGTTCTACAGGCAATATAGAAGTTAGGATGAACGGCGGTAAATTTTAATCAAACTTGCTAAATATATACGCACTTTTCGGAGAAACGTATATATGAGCAGGCCTAAACCTAAAGTCTTACTAGAAGTCACTAGTAAAAAGACTTATAAAACAGAACAAGTTCTAGAAGCTGATGCTATCTGGGCTGTTTTCTATCAGGATAAGCCAATTAATCTAAAAACCAGCAGTATTGTAGCACAACAGTTAGGTCCAAAGTATAAAAAAGTTAGTTTCTCAAATAGTGGACATGCTATTAATCTCGCCGAAAAGCTCAACAAGCAATTCAATACTAAAGAATTTGCTGTTTTTAAATTGGCAACTGGGGATAAGTTAACCAATGAATCAAAAGATTGAGCTAACTACCTACGTAGCAAAAGAATCGGGTTTATCAACGGATGATAAATCCGTTAAAAAACTAGTCCCGCAGTGGTGGCAAAATCCCAGAATGAAGATAAAGGGCGGACTTAGGTTGACTGACGAAGGGTTTGCCCGATTTACTACACAAATCAAAGCACACAGAGTCCGATTTGATCAACCTGTGGAATACACAAATCAGCTAATAATCCAATTAGACAACTTTATAGACTGCCCTTGGTACGTGTCTAATCGTGAAATCTTTGTATTTTCTGAGAAAATGGCTGTACAACTAGTGTTGTTTTCCGGCAACATTGCAAAATTTTCGTCTGCAAAAGCAAAAAGTCTAAAATCTGCTTGACATAGAACGGTAATCCGTGTATAATTTATACATACTGAAGCACAATGCAACAGTATTTTATCAACACTAATTACCGAAAGTATTGTATGGCAGAACAAATTTCTTCAAATCGCACAGTTACTCCTAACGAAGCTAAACGCTCTATTCGCAAGTGCGTTAAAATTAAGCGTCCAGTGTTCATGTGGGGTCCTCCAGGTATTGGTAAATCCGATATCGTTAAACAAATCGGCGACGAACAAGGTCGTGAAGTTATCGACGTTCGCTTATCACTTTGGGAACCTACAGATATTAAAGGTATTCCATATTTTAATTCTACTGAAAATACAATGACATGGGCTCCTCCCGCAGAATTGCCTACAGATCCAGAGTCTACTGCTATTTTGTTCTTAGATGAATTGAACTCTGCGGCTCCTGCTACACAGGCAGCGGCTTTCCAATTGGTGCTTAACCGTCGTGTTGGTACTTATATTTTACCAGCAGGTGTTAGCATTGTTGCTGCCGGTAACCGTGAAACTGACAAAGGTGTTACTTATCGTATGCCTGCTCCGTTGGCTAACCGTTTTGTTCACTTGGAATTGAAGAGTGATTACGAAGATTGGTTGGAATGGGCTGTTACTAACAAGGTTCACGAACAAGTTGTTGGTTATGTTGGTTTTGCCAAACAAGACTTGTACGACTTTGATCCAAAATCTAGCTCACGTGCCTTTGCTACTCCGCGTAGCTGGTCATTTGTCTCAGACTTGCTTACCGATGATGACTTAGACGAAGGTACGTTGACTGATTTGGTTGCTGGTGCCATCGGCGAAGGCCTTGCTGTTAAGTTTATGGCTCACCGTAAGGTAGCAAAACAGATGCCTAAGCCTGAAGATATCTTAGCAGGTAAGATCCAAAAGTGCAATATTAAAGAAATCTCCGCTATGTATTCACTGACAGTTAGCCTGTGCTATGAACTGCAGAGTGCTGATCAGAAGAAGGTTAAAGGTTGGGATAGCATGGCAGATAACTTCTTTGGATTTATGATGGATAATTTCCCAACTGAGTTGGTTGTGATGGGAGCCAAAGTGGCGCTCACTAACTATCAGTTACCGTTTGATGCTTCTAAATTGAAGAACTTTGATCGATTCCACGACAAATTTGGCAAATACATTATCCAAGCAATGGAGTAAAATTGGCCCGCAAGGGCCTTTTTACTTGCTCTTTTGATAAATTTATTGTATAATATATACTTAGACACTAACAAGGACCAATATGACTTCCATAATGAAAACTGAAAAAGTTAAAAAACCTGTAGCTACTAAAGAATATACACAGGCCGAAAAATCCAAAATTGTAGAAAAATTGGTTACTGCTCGTATTGGATTGTTACTTCGTCATCCATTTTTTGGCAATTTGGCAACACGCCTTAAACTAGTTGATGCTAGTGATTGGTGTACTACATTGGCCACCGATGGTCGTAATTTCTATTACAATAACGACTTTGTAAACAAGCTCAAACCTAAAGAAGCAGAGTTTGGATTTGCACACGAAGTGTTACATAATGTATTTGATCATATGGGCCGTCGCGATCATCGTGATCCGCAGTTGTCAAACATTGCCGCAGACTATGCTACTAATCAAATTCTTAAAGATGAACGTATTGGCGAAGTGCCAAGTTGGATTAAGATCTTCCAAGATAACAAATATCGCGGTATGAGTTATGAGCAGATCTACGACGACCTGTACGAAAAAGCAGAAAAGATTGACATAGGTTCGTTAGGCGAGTTGTTAGACGAACACTTAGACGGCGAAGGCGATGACGAAGGTGATGGCAACGAAGGCGAAGAAGTAGATGGTAGCGGCAAAGGTCGCCCTCGATTAACAGCAGAAGAAAAGAAACAGATCCGAGATGAGATCAAAGAAGCAATAGTAGCGGCTGCTCAGAGTGCCGGAGCGGGTCGTGTCCCGGGCGCTGTAGCACGTATGATCCAAACTTTTACTGAGCCAAAGATGGACTGGCGCCAAATGTTGCGTATGAACATCCAAAGTATTCTTAAGAGCAACTTCAGCTTCAGCCGTCCTAATCGCAAAAGTCAGCATTGTGGTGCTGTATTGCCGGGTATGATGAACGAAGAAACTATTGATGTGTCAGTAGCCATCGACATGTCAGGTAGTATTTCAGATGCTATGGCACGTGACTTCATTGGTGAAGTTAAAGGTATCATGGACGAATACAAGGACTTTAAATTAGACCTGTGGTGCTTTGACACAGATATCTATGGTTATAAACAATTTACCGGAGACACTGCTGACGAACTCATGGAATACGAGTGCAAGGGCGGCGGCGGTACTGATTTTGATGCTAATTGGAAGTTCATGAAAGACAATGACATCAATCCAAAACGTTTTATTATGTTTACAGACGGCTACCCTTGCGGTAGTTGGGGCGACGAGGATTACTGTGAAACATTGTTTATTATCCACGGTAATGAATCAATCATTTCTCCCTTCGGCCAGACAGCTTACTATAAATAAAGTAGGTAGTTAATGTCATTAAGCAGAGGTGAGATAAACCCACTAGGTGTTTTGGGATTAAGGAAACTTTCCTTTATTCCAGAACACTTTGCTACACTATCAGTTGATCGTTCAATAGACGCCAAACTTTTAGAGCACTGGATTAGTTACAACTTAAATAGTAGGTACGCAATTAAAAAGAGATTAACATTAGATCAAAATAAAAAAATGATTGAAGTAATCGAAATTGGTATAGAAGATCCTCGAGAACTAACTATGCTATCTTTAGGCTGCCCTTACTTACATAAAAAATAAAAGGATAAATTTAAAATGGAAAATCAAGAACAAGCACAAATCGCCAATCCCGATAGTATCGGCGGTGAGGCACCACAAGCGCCGGCTACTCAACCAGAATTGAGTATTGCTGATCTTCAAAATCTAAAAGCTATTATTGATGTGGCAGTTAAACGAGGTACATTTGCTGCCGCTGAAATTTCAGCAGTAGGTAGTGTCTATGATCGTCTTAGTGCATTTTTAGTTGCAGTAACTC